ACAGGTTTTTAGCCTTCTTGTTTTGCTTATAGGATCTGCAGAAAGAGTGAGAGGGCAGATATTAAAAAGACCAGTAGAAGAACAACAGAGGCTTACGCTTTTGTTTCAAAAAATCGCCAAACAGACAGTTCAGTAAGAAAGAGGAGGCAATTAGATGAATAGAAAAGATATCTTTGTTCAGGTACAGCAGATAGTAGAAGATATTAATGGTACAAGAGTAGAAAGAATAAAAGAAGAAAGCAGTTTTGCATTAGATCTTGATTGCGATTCCTTAGATAAAGTAGAAATAATAATGGAGATTGAAGATACTTTTGATTTCTGTATTACAGATGAAGAGGCAGAAAATATTGTAACTGTAAAAGATGCAGTAGATTATATAGAGAAAAGATTAAAAACACAGGAAGAACAGTAGCTCCGTATGTGTGTGCCATCTAGTATCTTTCACACACCGAAAAGAACAAGTCTTTTGCCTTTCCTCAAAAGACCGTTTACTGTTCTTCCTATTAAAAAGAAAGGCTGTTACGCCATGAAATTTAGTGAGTACGTTCCTAAGGCTATATCGACAGAGGCGGACCCAAAAGAAGCAAAAGATAGGCTTTTAAAAAATACAAGACTTATAAGGCTTTTACATTCTTCCCTAGGGCTAGTTACAGAAGCAGGGGAATTTGCAGACCAAATTAAGGCACATATTTTTTACGGAAAAGCATTAGACTTTATAAACCTTAGAGAAGAAGTAGGGGATTTGTTTTGGTACATTGCACTCTTTGCGGATGCTCTTGATGTTGATTTGGATAAGGTAATGGGAAGAAACATCGCAAAGCTCGCTGCAAGATATCCAGAAAAGTTTAAATCAGAAGATGCGATTAATAGAGATTTGCAAAAAGAAAGGCAAATCTTGGAGGGCTAAGAATGCCTGTGTGTTTGTGTTGTCTTAGCCAAGTAGAGTTTTATAAAACAGCAAAGGATAATACTAACCTTTGTGCATATTGTGAAGAAGAAGGGCTTGCAGAAATAAAAGATGGACAGGTTGTAATACTAAAAGAATTTAGGTTGGCAATGCCTAAAAAGAGAGGGAGGAAACCTAAAGGTTTTTCCGAAGAGGAAAATTGAATGGCTAACGTATGCACGATCATATAAGAAAGGCTTTTGTTTTACAGCTAAAAAACAAAAAGAGTTTGTTGCTTGTTAGGAATAGGATCATTACAAGACATAGGGATAAACTTAAACAAGAAATTGAGGATCTAAAAAGACAAAAGGAAGAATTAGAACTGGATTTAATGCTTATAAAGGCAATGCAGGTTCCTAATTAATTTATAAAAGGGTAGGAAAGAAGCATGATAGACGAAATGGTAGAAGCCATAGAAGAAAAAGCGAAGTCTATTTTAGATAAAAGTAATGTTGTTTATTCAGAAATAATTGGTTGGACTTTTGTGAAGACAATAGGAGGAGATTTTATACTAAATGTAACGTACACAATTTATCAAGATTCTCCTTTTAGTATTAGTATTCTTTTCCCAAGAGATAATAGAGAGAATTATACATTTATACACACATAGCAAAAGAGGCTATATGGAAGCGAATAGAATAGAATCGTTATGTGATTTGCTTAGAGCAGAGTTTGGGGAAAGATTTACTGTATGGGAAAGGTATGCGAAGAAACAAATAGAGTTTATAAGAGATGAAGGGCTTATTACAAGGCTTACTTTTGATTATACAGAAATGCTTATTAAAAAGCATGGTTTAGAAAGAGCTGCGGATATAATAAAAGATTCAGTGTACGATGCTCATAAGAATAAACTTTTTGGGAGTCAATGGGAGACTTAAAATGGAGATCCTTATATCAGTTGGCGGAAATGCCAAAGAGCTAAAGAATATGACTGATACTGCTTTGGAAGCTTTAACAGAGCTTATTCAACAAGAAAGACAAATAAGAAAGACGGTTGTTCTTATGAATAGCAAAGCTAAAGTTATTCACAAAGAGAATGGAAAAGAAGGTACAAACGTTTTTTAACGTGAGGATACACAAATGAGAGAAGCAGAGATTGAAAGTAAGATACAGGCAAGCATACAACGCATACAGGGAGAAATAGATCAGGTAGCAGAAATTATTTTACTCTGTGAAGAAGATAAAGGGGATGATAGGTACGATGCTTTGCACGAAGCAAAGAATAGGCTTACAACTGCAAAGAAAAAGCTAAAGTCGATTAGCTGGAAGAAACAATGGACAGCCTAAGATACTGTGGAAGCTGCACACTTTGTTGTCTTGTTTTGGACATTCCAGAGCTAGATAAAAAAGCAGGAGAATGGTGTAAGCATTGCACAGAAGAAGGTTGTTCAATACACGAAGAACGACCAGACGTTTGCAAGGGTTTTAATTGCCTTTGGCGTTTGATGGAAAAGAACAAGGATAAGAAAGGGCAGTATAGGCCGGATAAGCTTGGTGTTGTAATGATTCACAAAGACGAGATAAAAGGGTATTCTCCTGCTGTACAATTTAACGCACCAAACGCAGAGGTATTGAACCAAACAAAAGTTCTTGATCTTGCTAATAGAATAGCGTCTGGCGGAACGTATGTTGCACTAGTTAGTGTTGCGAAAGATACACCAGATAGGCTAATGCTTGCAAGAGGAAGATACAATGAATAACAAGAAAAGAAAGTACAAATATAAAAGAGTTCTTATATGTGGAAGCAGAGATTTTAATAATAAAAAGGCTATAAGAGATGTTATAAAAAAGCTTAGAAAAGACTGTACTGTTATTGAAGGCGGGGCACCAGGGGCTGATACACTAGCAAGAAAAGAAGCAATAAGAGCAGATTTAAACTTTGAAGAGTATGTTGCAGATTGGAAAACGTACGGCCCAAAGGCGGGGCCATACAGAAACTTTAGAATGATAAAAGAAGGAAAACCAGAAGTTGTATTTGCTTTCTTTTCAGGAGAGAGACAAGAAAGTAGAGGAACGATGAATATGGTTATGCAAGCAAAAGAACATGGTATTCCTGTTATAGATAATATTATTGAGTAATAAGATGGATAAAGAAGACGGTATTAGGCTGTTCTCAATAAAAACAATTAAAAGAGAAGTACAAGAACCAAAACTAAAAGTGTGTGTTCACAATAAGAGAGTTGTTAAGGCTGTTATAAAAGAAGAGATTATTCTTAACGGAGATAAGCAGTTGGTTGGGGATTTGTGCTTAGAGTGTGATAAAAAATGCGGATGGGAAGATGTGAAGACAAGATTTCTTTTATCTAGTATAGTGTTTGATTCTACGATGAAAATTGTAGACGAGAGATAAAAATGGATATCAAAACGTTCGCTAAACAACTACAAGAACTAATGCCGGATTTTAAGATAGTAGAAAACGACGTAAAAAAGAAAATAGAAATCTGTAAAGACGGTAAGATTATAAACTCTGTTAGGTATCCAATAATAGAGTTTATGTCAGATGCGCTTGTAGAGTCTGGGATAATGGAGGATTTAAAGCAGAAGATAGTAGAACTATGTGAACATAAGGTTTCTAGCATTGGAAAAGAATCAAAACAAAAGGGGATAGTAAAGGAAGAGACAGCAGGGTTTTGTGTTATGTGTGAATGCAAAATACTAAAAGGAGAAGGCAGATACTTTACACAAAATGGGCCTCTTTGTGTTCAATGTAAGAATGGCCTAGGAGAAGACGGAATATAAAATCCAGGTTCCCTTTCATTAGGGAAACGTTTAGGGAAGGTTGTCGCCGCTTCCTTCCCTAAACACCTTTTTTAAGAGGATACAATGGGATTAGTAATACAAACAGACGTACAATACGATACGATAGTAAATAAAGAGATAAAGACACTAACAATAAAAGCAGGAGAGGGTACAGCACAGGTTAAGGTTTTGCGCTTGTTTAAGGGAGATTCAGGAGAGGCTGTTCTTGTGCTAGACCATGAAGATATGCCTGGAAAGATAAGACAGGCTATATTTAATGGCTTAATTCTATCTGCTTGTTCCGTAACGAACAATACAGTTATTAATTTGGGAATGCCAGTAGATGAAGACAGTTTAAGACATCAACATGAATACACGGAAGGCAAAGGCAAAGTGTGTCCAGGTTGTGATAATACGGTACAGGGAAAAGCTTATTGGGCAGGAAAACATGGAGGATACTGCAAAGAATGTGCGCTTACAATAGCTAGAGAAAAGCTTAAAACAGCTACAGGAGATGAGAAACAGAGAATACAGGAGTTCTTAACTTGCACAGAAGAACAGGGAGAACAAGTAATAACAGTAGAAGATGTAGAAATAACAAACTTGCATACTAAGCATAATCCCTAACCCATAGGCTACCCTACTAGGTATTTGGTTTCATAACGTTAAAAAAGCGTATAATACAGAGCATATTAGGCACATAAAACAATGAAAAGCCTACTATTTGTTCCACCCATACAAACTAACAGTTTGCACCAAATTACACAATGGGAATCAAATACAATAAACATTAGAGAATTAGATAGGTTTCTAGGTGTTCAAATCCAACTGGATAGAACACTAGATACAGACAAGATAGTGCTTATAAATGTACAACATAAACATAAGGAATAACATAATGGATAATATAAAAGAACGCTACCCTCGCTACTACACAGAATGCCAAACAACCGTAGAATATACATATGGATGTGAAGTAAGCGAAACATGGTTAAAAGATGGCAGTGTATTCACACTAAGAGAAATGGCTAGAATGCAGCTATTAAATGCAATAGAAGAAGAGAAGAAAGAGGGTAGAAAAGAAAGCGTATTACTTGCAAGGTGTAGGAAAAGAACAATGGGAATAACAGAAGAAGCAGTATGTAGAGCAGTATACGGCGAAAGAAAATGTATAGAAGATAGTATGAAAACAGAGGGTATAATGAAACCCTGTACACAAACAAGACGTGTGCTATAGACCATTAGTAGGAAGTAATTAACCTCCATATGACTATACCGGCCCTCCCCTGGACTTACGTTTGTTCTCCAGTAAGGCACTTTCTTATAATAGAAAACGTGTACAAAAAGCATAAGAAAGCTATAGCTAAGAAGCAAAACAAGCCTAAAAACAACATGCCTTGCCTAGCATACCAAGTAGAAAAATAATAAAGTTTAGGGAAATCTGTAAACGAGTATTTACAATCCCTTACTTATACCCAGTAAAATGGATCACATTTTTTGCCTCCACAGAACCCATTTTTAGTTGTAGAGCTATATAAGGTTCTGTGAGAGTGTCCTGTAAAAAGGTGTTTTTTGTTTGCCTAGCTACGTCTATATGGTGTATGCAGGATTTCCCTTTGTTTTTCTTATTTCTTGCCTTGTATTTAATTCTTAGTTGTTTAAGACATTAGAAATAGAACACTATTTAGAAGATACAAAATAAGGGTAGAAAGGTGCAGATAAAACTGTCTATAGATGAACAAATGTCTGCTCCGTATACACTAGATAAAGATTAGAAGTAGAAAGAAGGTTTAGCAAGAAACCATTTAGAATAAGAGGCGGAATAGATAAGCTTCCTTAGTTGTAAGGAGAGAAAAAGATGCTTGTACAGACTTTGAAACAGGGAACTAAGTTTAAAGGAAAAGAATTAAACGGTAGACAAGCTAGGTTCCTAAGAAAGTTATACAGAGGAGATATAAGGGTTAAAGGCCCAAGGGAAACGGAAGAATATAAAGGCAGGAAAAAGAAAATTAGAATCTGTGATGTGTGCGGAAAGAAAAAGAACGTAAAGAAGATGAGAGAAAATGTACGACGTGGTTTGTCTGTTTGTAAGCAGCATCATCGTTTAGGATTTTAATTTTCTTTTTCATAAAGGCTAAAGAATATAATGACAAGAAGGAGACGTGTTAAGAAACGGCATTTGATTAATGCTGGAAAGAAAGAAAGGAAGAGGGATACAGAAGAACAAACAGATCATCAGAAGCTTGTAGATATTGCGAAAGAATGGCTTAGCAAAAAATGTGCTGTTGTTATAACAGAAATGAAAGCGGGTTTTGGTGAGGTGCCAGATGCAATAGGTTGGAATTGGAGTATGCCTATTGTTATAGAATGTAAATCCAGTATTGCAGATTTTAATTCTGATTCAAATAAGCCACATAGGAGGAATCCCGAGAGTGGTCTTGGTTTGTTTAGATACTATATGGCTTATGCTGGCGTTATAAGAACAAACCTTTTGCCTCCCGGATGGGGATTGATAGAGGTTTCAGAGTGGCAAAAAGGAAAGAGAAAGGGGCAACCGAGAGTAAGTATTGTTCGTCAGTGTGATACACAATACTTTTTGAAACGAAACGAAAGAAAAGAAGTGCAGATACTACTTAGTGCAATAAGAAGGATAGCTAAATCTGCAGGAAAAGATTTAACTGCTGTATCTGCTCGGGCGTATGTACACGATACAAAAGCCTGTGCGCAGATTTCTTTGTGTACTAAGTTGAAAAGAGATTATTAATTTAGGTATGTAACATCTCCTCGAGGCTGTGCAATGCAGCAGAGGCAAATAGGTTTTGGCGATTGTCTATTTGCCTCACTTTAAAATTAGCCTTTTTGAAAATTTAAAAAACAGAAAGGACTATATAGATGTGGCATCCGTGGAGTGGAAGAAAGGTTAATCCTTTCTTTATGCTTCCTGGCAAGATGCCTAGACAAAGGGATGTAAAATCCGCCGGAGTAGCTCAACGGCGGAGCACTTCATTTGTAATGAAGATGATAAGGGTTCGAATCCCTTCTCCGGCTAAAAGCACAAAAAAGATTTCAAGTTGAAAGGCTGTGCTATGAATTTTGGCGGAGCAGTTTCGTACATTGTTTTATGTACTATGATTGCGTTAGAACATTGTCCTATAAAAGGATACGATTGGGATTTTGGTACAGGAATATGGATTGCTATTATTGCAGTTGCTGTTCTTAATTCACAGGGATTTATATCACTTGTAAACGCATCTAAAGAGACAGAAAAACAGGATAAAAAACATAGTGGAAAACCAACAAAACCAGACGGATCTGGGGCTCCTGTGTAAAACGCTAGTTTAAGTACAAGGTTTTAAAAGTTCCAAAAAAGTATGGTTTTTCATATATAAAAAGGCTTAAAAATAGCCAAAAGTTAACGTTTAAAAACCAGTTTTGTTATAGGGTAGGGTACACAAGAGAGATACATGATTTTATGCAAGTTTCTATTTTATCGCAATTTTGCGCTGTATATAAAGGTATATAGATAGATAAATCCATTAGTTATATGGAGGCCAAAGAATGGAGCTTTTAGACAAGAAGTTTAAAACTAAGCTTTTAGAAGAGGATATTCAGAAAGCGCAACACAACAAGAAGAAAGAGAAAACGAAGAAAGCAGTATGGACAACTGCTTATATAAACAATCTTCCGGATAGTGCTTTTGCTATTGTTCTCACGGGAGGAAAGAAGGACCAAGGAAACAAAACAGTTCCCAGATCCCTAAGGAAGCTTCCATATAAAGATGCGAACGGAAAAGTGGATCTTCCACATTTAAGAAACGCCTTGGCAAGACTTCCGCAATCTGATTTAACAGCAGCACAAAAGAAAAGTGCTTTAAAGGTTTTACAAGCTGCTGCGAAGAAGGTTGGCGTTGGAGCTGCTGCAAAAAAAGACGCAAATGTCAAGAAGGGTATGGGAATTGAACTAGGTGCTCTGGTTGGTGTAGATTATGAAAAGGTTTCTAAACAAGGAGACTGGTTTTTAAGAAATAAGTATATTCGAATTGAAACAGCAGAGAATGGTTTGATACTAGACATTTCTGAAGATTGGGAAATTGCAGAGACAGAAGATAGTAGAAGAGACTATAAGTGGATTTCTAGGCGTTACATTTTTGCGACAATGGAAGGGCTAGTTGAAAAGTTAATGGAAGAGCTTACATATTTAACTGGTTCGACAATGACCGTGGAAGAGTTTGCAGAGATGCACGGATATATGCCTAGAAAGAAAGAAGAAGATACAGATTTAAAAGTTGCGTCTATCCGTAAAGGTATGATGGTTCTTAAGACCGGGGAGGCGGATGGTCATATTCATACTGCACATGGAGAAATCGTTGACAAAGAAATACAGGGAGTTATGAAAAAGTTCTTTGTTGGCGAGACAAAAGAAGAGGCAACTTATTACCTTATTGAAGGCATTGCATCAGATATTGTAAGCACTACTTATGATGAAGTTACAAGCCTGATCAAGAGCCATAGTCATAAATTTGAAATTGAGTTAACGGAGTTTGATGAAACTGGCTGGAGAGTTAAGGGAGAAACTTCCCAAGACGAACAGCATTATCATCATGTTGACATTGTGAACTTTGAGAGTGTTCCGATGTCAAATACTCCGGACGAATAAATCTTTTGGAGGCTTTGCTATGCAATGGCCTTTTCAAAAGAAAGAAAGGTTTGTTAGACCTTTGCCCGCTGGAAATGTTATTACAAACAAAACAAAGAAGGCATTGGTTCTTTGGAAAATACTTGCTTTGTTTAGTTTTGGATTGGCGATAGCAGGATGGACAATAGTATTTTTTCTTTTATACAAAGAAATGACTGATAGTTTGTAGGGGGAAATAATGGTAAACGAATTTCCTAACCCAGACTTAATATATGCCTTGTGCAAAGGAAGCAATTCTGGAGAGCCATTTGAAAATATTCTGTCTGGCAGTACAACAGAGATTCCAGTCGACTTTGAAAATTACAAAGGATTTGTAGAAGGTGGTTTAGTTTTTAGAATTGTTTTAGAAAAGGTTGGAGGGGATGCAACGTCTTATGCCGTAGAGCTAAGAACAAAGTCTGGTGCAACACTCGCTAGGGATAAGGTTCTTAGTGTTACTGGAGTAACTACTATAACAGATACAAGTTTTGATCCGCCAAAGCCTTTTATTAATCTTGAGACAGACGACGAGAAAAAACCATTGTTGTTTGTTGCAATTACTCCAACAGGAGGAACAGATGTAGATTTAGAGGGTATTATAATTATTGAGCCTAAGAAGGTTTAACTTATCTAGGGAGTAGAAAATGGTAACTATAGATTTTACAGTTCTAACTCCCACAATTGAGTATCTTACTAGTCAGGTAGACGGAATAAAGGTTATTTTTACAACTACTAATTCCTTTGAACAAGTCTTACGACTTTTTAAAAACGGGTTGCTACTAGAAGAAGGAAGTGATTATACAGTGAGCGTTCCTAATACAATTACTTTTTTTGTTGCGCCCAAAATTCATCCGCTAGATGGTGCAGAAAAGATTAGGGCAGAGCTTATTTAATTTAATGGAGAATTCTCATGGTAACAAGAATCGATCCAGACCAAATTAAAACACCTCCGTTTGATGACACAAAATCTTCTGGTTCTACTCTCGAGTCTGGGGCTGTTGATTTGGCAGACGCTATTGATAGCGTTATGTCACAGGTTAAAAATTTACTTGGAGAAACAAATTGGTACGATACGCCAGACGAAACAGTTGCTTTACTTGCAGCAAGGGCAAAGCTGGAAGATAAACTTGCATTAAAGAACGCACAGCTTTTTGCGGATGTTAGTGTTCCAGCAAGTCAAAACTATGTTGCCCTTGGGGCTGGTGAATATCCTTCAGAGGTTAAGGCTATTGCTACTTCTGTAAAGGGGGCAGTAACAGCACAGTTAGCAGGAGCTATTGGATCCCATTCCCTAACGGAGATTGCAGGATCAAATGCTTTAAACCCAAAAAACTTATTACACGTTATTGATGGAACAACTGGCGATCCTATTCTTTCTGGCGGAAAAACTGTTTATGGCTTATTACAGGTTGGTTCTGCTGCAACAGATGGAACAGCATTTGCTGCATCCGGAGATGAACAAGCACAGATTTCTTTCGTAAGAGCAAACGCAACATATGACGACCTTGAAGCTTGTCCTGTTGCAGATATAGAAAGTACAACAATTAATTACGGATATGTTGTTCGCAACGATTTAGATTCTTTGTCCGAACAAGCTTTCTTACCAGATTTTGTTTTTGCAGATGCTCCTGCTGCTGCTGCTGTATCTATGGATGCTGCATATAATGGCGGATCCATTGTTACAGTTGATGATACAGATGTTGATTTTAGATTAACGGATACAAAGGAATTTGTTGTCTCCGATTCTACTGGAGCAGTAAAGATCTTAAGGGTTCAGGCTCTTGCTGCTGGAGACGAGTTAGAAATTAATGGTGCCCTCGATATGAATGGGGATATCGATGGCAATAGCAATAAGGCTACTTTTAATGAAGTAGAAGTTGGTGGAGCTGCTGGTCGCGTTGCAAGAACGGGAGGAGATTTAACTTTACAGACTATAACGTCTGGCAACGTACATTTAAGCTCTGTTGCAGAAATTCAGTTTACTACTAGCAGGGAAACAGCATTAGAATTAGACGATGTAACTAGTGGGGCAATTTCTGGTTTATTTAGCCAGTCCTTTTCTTCTGTTGCTGCTGCAATTAAATATGCAGGGGAACATGGAGGCGTTGATTTAACTCTTGGCATTTTTGTTGCTGGATCAAACTATTCTCAGGACGTAAATATCCCAGGAGGAGCTGGCGGATTAGATATTTCTTCTCCTCACAGTATTGATATGAATACGCCAGCAGGAGTTGATACATTTTTATTCTTAAATGGTAGGCTTCTGTATGGTGGAAATGGAACTACACAGAATGATGTTTATGCTGGTGATACTCCTGCAAGCGGAGATATTAAAGTAGACTTCCCAAAAGGGATTAAAACTGGCGACGTTATTATTGCAATTCAGTTTGTTCAGTAATAATTCTTTAACGGCATAAAAGGAGAGCCGGATATGCAAGATGTTAAAACAAAAAACGTTATTCTTGGTATTCAGAAAGTTATAGAAGATCTTGAAGGGCTAATTAAAGAGCAGAAAGAAGTGCAGATAAAAAAACAGGGAGTTATTGCTGCACTTCAAGCTTCTCAACATCGTTTGGCAGCAGAAACAAAGAAATTAGGGGATGCTGCTAAGGAGTTAAACGATAAAGAAAAACTTTCTGAAGATGATAAGCTAAAAATAAAAGGCAAGCTACAGGGTTATTCAGAATGTATAGAGATTCTGAAGGCAATGGAGAAAGAAAACTCGGCCGATTTTCAACAAATCAAAGGCCGGATAGCCGGATACTCTGAGCTTGTACAACGTTCTAAAAAGAGAATTAAAGAAGAAGAAGGAAAAGTAGAAAGAAGGAAAAGGATGGCTGAACAGGATCCAGATGGTACAAGAGAAGATGGAAGTCCTAAGCCATTAAACGATAAGCCTAAAAAAGAAGTAAGGCCGAAACAAAAGAAGAAAAAGAAATCTCCTAGGAAGAAGAAAAATGGATAAGCAAGTATCTAGTACATTAGATATTAAAATAGATGATACGGATACTAATTTCTGTCTAGACGGGGAAGAACGTTGCCCGTATGTGATTGCAGGGTTTTGTCAGTTATATCGGCAAACAATTATATACGGAGAATTAACAGGATATGATCCTAATAAAAAATGGGGATGGCAAAGGTGTCAAGCTTGCCTAGATGACGAGGTTACATAATGCCTCATACTCCAGATAGATTCCCCGGAACAAGGGAAGAAGATGAAATAAAAATGATCCCACAAACATCCGATCCGGATGAAGCGGGAAAGTTTTTATATAAAGATGGGCAGTTTAAGTTTAAAGATGAAGACGATACGTTTAATCCTAAAATTTCTGGCTATGCTTTAGGCTATATTTATAAACTTAATTTAAAAGTAGTCCCGGGAAATGGAAATCAAATAAGTATTCAGCCAGGAAGATGTGTAGATGATAGCGGATCTGTTCTTTTAGTTTTAACTAGTGCTAAAATAGTAGATTTAACAGTTAGTGGAAAGAATGGGTTAGATACAGGATCTGAAGCAGCAAATACATGGTATCATGTCTGGCTTATAAAAAATTTAACTACAGGGGAGGTTGCTGGTTTATTTTCGGCATCAAAAACTTCTCCTGTTATGCCTTCTGGGTTTACAGTTAAAAGAAGGATAGGTGCAATAAGAAATAATCCTTGGAGTAACATTTGGGCTTTTTGGCAGAGTGGCATTTCTAACAGAAAAGAATATCAATATTATGTAATGGCTGTTGGACATGCTGTTATAACAAATGGAACGGGAAGTCTTGTTTCTCCGGATTTGGTTGATTGTTCTTCTTTTATCCCCTCAACGTCTACTAGGGGAATATTTTTAGTTTGGGAACCTGCATCCGAGTATGGCGTTGTTCTTTCTCATGGAGATGGTGTTATTTCTGTTTCAAATTATCCAAATCTTGCAGGAGGAAAAAATCCTGCTCTAATGCTTTGTGATCTAAATTCTGCCCAGAAGATCTGGAGTTGCGGGACAGGAGATACAATAGATTATAACGTTTATGTTTTGGGATACATAGAGGACATAGAATAATGCAAAAAGTTGTTATTGACAAAATAACAAAACTTGTAAAGCGCTACGGATATACAGATTTTGCAAGTAAGCCGGACTTTGATCCAAATACAGAACAGGTTATTGAAAACGATTTTGTATTTGATCAGGACTATGAATATACATGGGATGGAGAAACATTTATAAAAGGGGACGAGAAAATGCTAGAGCTTTCCCCTCAAGCAGTAAAAATTCATGATGTTGCAGATCTGGATCCTAATATTGCTAAAACAAAGGTTAAAGGAATTAATTTTGATGTTCCTGCACAAAGTTGGGGGCAGAAAGATTTTTCTTTTCCGTACAAAGTTAATATCTTATCCGGAGATGGGTTTACAGGATTTGCGGGAGATGGAGATATATTTGAATTCCTAGTATCTCCGGATACTCCTGTTGGGCAAGTTACACAAGCCAAAGCGTCGGGGCAAACTGTTATTCCTGTAAGCCAAACTGTTATAGAAAATATTTTAGCAGGATTCTGGTGCAAGTTTGCTTTAAATCCTGCTTTGCCCGGGCAAGCCATAGAACATGAAATAGTACATATAGACATAGATAGTTTACAAATAACAATTTCTCCTGCACTGAATGAGGATGTAACGACAAATCATTATGTTCTTATGTCTATAAAATACGCAGAGGATTTAGAATTACAACATGGAGAAAATATAGATATTGGCGGAAGAGCAGCAGGGTCTTCAAGTGTTCCTGCCAATACTATTATGAGGGCGAGGTATTATAATGCTGGTTCTCAAGCCAAAAGAATTAGATTAAGACTTACTTTAAAATATGGAGGAAATTCAAATTGACAAAGGGAGCTGTTGGATTTTCAACATATAAAGGGAAAGGCTTTTTTAAACTTTTAGCCAAGGCAATTAAATATTTTACTCATGGGAAATGGAGTCATAGCTTTTTAATTATTAACGATAGCGATAAGCCAGAAAGGCTTTTAGTTCAAGAAGCTGGAAATTTTGGTGTTTATATCGTTTCTTTTAAAAAGTATCTTACAGATAAGTACGATATATCTGTCTATGCGCCTCTTGTAGAAAAGAATGCGATAGATCAGTCTATTGATCTACTTGCAGAAGATTTAGAGGAGCCTTATGGTTATTTACAGCTATTGGGATTTATATGGGTTTGGATAGTTAGGAAGCTGTTTAAAAAGAAAATAAAAAACCCGATAACGGGAGGAATTATTTGTAGCGAAGAGGTTTTGTACCATCTTAAAAATATAAGAATAGACGAGCGCTTTGATAAGATGGACGACAATACAACAGATCCAAATATGATCTATGAGATAGTTTTAGATTCCAAGTTTAAAGAACTAAAATTAAAAGAGAAAAAGAGTGATTAATATATTTTACTTTTTGCGAAGAGATAAAAGATGCCTGGAATTGTTATTAGCTCCGGACCTGCTCTTCGCAGAGTAAACGATGTAGTTAAATTAACTGCAACTCTTGTGAAGAACGGGGATCCAGTAACAGGAAAAACACCTTATGTAAAACTTGTAAGAAGAAGTGATAATAAGTTTTATAATTTTAATTTAAACGTTTGGCAAGTAGGATCTATATCTGCTGCTCTGACAGAGAGTGTTATTGTTTCTGGCGTATACGAAAGAACATTTAATCACGGATCTGCGGATGTAGATAATGAAGATGATTACTTAGCTATATTTACTGGTAATGGTGCAATAGCAGATAAATTTTTTGCTACTTCCGAATATTCTTTTAGAGAAATACTTAAGACAGGGGATGAGGTTACTTTAGATGCTGTTACGATATCTGCCATAAGAAACGCTATTGTGACGCATGTGGTAGGGGGGAATATATTAGGTATTACATTAGAAAATTCGTTAGATTTGATCAGAAAGATTTTAAATAACAGGTTAGAATTGCAAGACGGTTCTACAGATAACTGGGAACTTTATGATGACGATGACTCTACTGTGTTATTAAGATACGATGTTACAGATAAGCTTGGGGCAGCAATTTCTATAGAGCCAGCCACTCCGGCAAGAAGGACAAGAGGACAATGAGTATAACAACTAGAGGATGGGGAGCACACAGTATAACAACATCTGGATGGGGATATACTTGGAAAGGCGCAATAAGAAGAGCTTTTAAATATATAACGCTCCGTATTACAAGGTTATGGAGGTTTAAGCTTGAGCGTTGATAAATTTGATTTTACTTTAAATATAAACAGAGAAGAAAGTATGCCTTTACAAAGTGCAAGAAATATAAGCTTAGGGATTCTTTGTATAGATAAAGGTATTAATTTTCTTTCCCAAATTGGGAAGACGTATCGGTTTACTTTATATATTGATCCAAAACTAGTAGGCGGGCCTTAATATGGCAGCTAATGAAATTCATATTGGGGATATAGGAACATCTATTCAAGCTACTATTCAAGATGGTGCACAAATAGTGGACTTATCTAGTGCAACTACACAAAAATATATTGTGAAAAAGCCAGACGAAACATGTGTAGAATGGACTACAAGTTTTGTAACAGATGGGACGGATGGTAAGATCGAATATGTAACGCAAACAGAAGATTTAGATCAAGCCGGAGAGCACGAAGTTCAGTTTTATGTTGAGATGCCAGGAGGGCAATGGACTTCAGAAATTGGGTCCTTTATTGTTTATCCTAATTTGGAATGTGATTAAGTAGAAAGGAGGCAGTATGCCTACGTTTGTAAGACCTTTCACTTGTAGTAAATGCAAAACAAAATTTAAAGCGTTAGTTCCGCAAGGTGCAAAATGGGTTCAATGTGCAAATAATAACTGTAAGAATATGATAAGGATTAAAGATCATGGATAGGCAAGATGCCGAAAAAGAAAAAGCTCAGACTATGAATTATGGGGATTTGGCTTTTTGGATTTACTTATCAAAAAGAATTTTGTGCTTACCAGATAATATATCGCTTGGAGAATTTTATTCTATTCTACTTAAGAATAAAAATAAAAACTTAGTTTTGATGGAAATAGAAAATGAGCTTACAAAAGATAACCCTGCCAGGGATAGTTCTTAGCTCAGAAGAAGCTAAAGGAATTGCAAAAGGAATTAGAACGCAGATTATTAAGTCTGAACAGTACCTAAAATATATAGGTAAGCTTATTTTTGTTGTTTGTGATGAGAAAGCTTATGCAACAATAAAAATGGGAACACCAAAAGTAAAAAGCTTATCTCAATTTAATAAAGATTTTAAGAAGCATAAAATTTCTGTAGAAGAAAGAAAATTAAAATGGCCTAGAAAAAAGAAATTATTTGCGTATGATGTTGATTTAGTAGAAAATTTTGATATACCTCTATCAGTGGATATAGATGGCAACACAAGGCTTTTTATTAAAAATGTAACATTAACTATAGAGGAAGATAAGGAAGAAGAGATTTTACAGGAAAATGTAGAGGAAGAAACACAAGAGCAAGAAGATATACAAGAAGAGGAATGTGGTACAAGTGTAACTGTTATAAATAGAGATATACAACCAGAGCCTGTTTCTTCTGCAGACGTGTTTGAGGAAAAGTTTATAGAAAGAAGAGGTGCAGTAACAGATTTTGATGTTAGAGATCCTAATGCTAGAAAATTAGATGATTATTTGGATGAGATATCTGCAGACGAAGTAATGGATGTTATAACAGAGCAAAAAGGTTTTAACGATAATAGAAATAGTTCTAGACGAGAGGTACAAAGAGAAGATCCGATACCACAACGTCCTCCTAAAAGTGGAAATAAGCTTAAAGATCAAATTACAAGAATGAGGGATGGTGCTAAAGATAAAACACAACATAGAGAAGAAATAAAACAAACTAAAAATGTTTTACCTCAGAAAAAGAACAGACTTAGTAGTTTTTCCGAACAATTTAAAAAAAAGCTTGAGCGATTATAAAAATGACAGAAAAGACTAAAACCCGAACTTCCCTTGGCGAAGGCGATAACAAAGAATTGGAAGTTTTTGTTGTAGGTGGGGAAGATGTAAATGTTTCTAAGTCGGAATTTACAGATTTTGATGTTGCTGCGACTGTAAGCGGAATGACAACACAAACTCTTATATCCGGCGATGCTATTGAAAAAGTTCCATTCGATATTGATAAATGGGTTTTAGCTCCGGAAATTTCTACACGTTTGTCTGCATGTATTTTTGTTAGAAGCAGAAATACTGCTGGTATGGGATATGAATTAATTCCAAAGAAAAACGTGCAGAGAGAGCTTGAAAAGTATAGAAAAGAATCTTCAGAAGAAGAAAATAGAAAGAAGGATGAGCTTGTAGCAAATATACAGGCAGAAAAAGATAAGGCAGAAGAGCTTTTAGAAAACCCTAATCCAAAAAAATCTTTTATGAAAATTATGCAAATGGTTATAGCCGACAAAGAGGCTGTTGGCAATGGTTATCTTGAGGTTAGAAGGGAGCCTTTAAGCGCACAAGGAAAAAAAGAAGGTGAGCCTATGTATTTGGATAGGGTTTTTGGGCATAGCATCAGAAGGAAAGTAAAAGGCGGATTTGTAGAATTAGTAAATTCTAAAACTGTTAAGCATTATAAAGAATGGGGCGATAAAAGAATTATAAATAAGAAAACTGGTAAAGAGCATAATCCTGGGAAGGATGGTGCAATTACACCAGAGGATCGCGCGACAGAACTAATCCCATTTATTGTGGATCCGATTAGAAGAACTAAATACGGAATGCCAAGGCATATTTCTTGTGGCCCGACAATAGCAGGGAACAGATTTGCATCAGAACGCAATGCGGTCTTTTTCGAAAACGACGCAACACCTCGTATGGCTATTGTTGTACAAGGTCCGTATAGGCTTTCGAAAGAAAGCAGGGACGATATAAAAGAATTTATTGAAACAAAAGGTAAGGGGAAAGATGGTGCAGGACGTGTTTTAGTTATTCAAGCTGGTAAAAAAGAAGGCTCCGTAACAGAGAGCGAAGATGTAAAAATTACATTTGAAAAACTTACTGTTGGACTTGCAGAAGAGGCAAGCTTCTTAAAATACCAAGACAGAGGGGACAGGGAAATTGCAGAGGCTTTTAATTTACATCCTGTGTTTTTTGAAAAAGATGCTACAAGGGCATCCGCAAATATTGGTAGGTCTATTACATTAGATCAGGTGTTTGAGCCAGAGTTAGCAGATCATGAATATATTTTAAACCAAACAATAATTAAAGCTCTTGGCGTAGAGCTTATACAGCTTAGGCTTAAGAGGCCAAAGATAGTAGATGAAGAAGGACAGGCTACTATCTTTCAAAAGCTGCATAGGATTGGAGGTATTACTCCTAACGATATTAGGGATTTCCTGGGTAAGCCAAGGTTTAAAGAAAACTGGGGCGATTATCCTCTCGCGCTTGCATTACAGCAATTAAAAGTCCCACAAGATAGATCGCAAGGTGATCTTGTTACAGGTCTTTTAAATGTTGGCGGAGGAGATAAACTAGAAACAGGACAAGTAGAAACAGGAGAAGGTTTGCAGACACAGCAGGGGGATATAAATAAATCTATGTCTCCGTTTGAGCTTATTACTGCTTTAATTAGTTTAGATAAAATGATTGATAGTGCCGTTAGTAAGAAAATTAAATCCGGCGAGAAGAGCGATGGATAATGTTTTAGATAATATGCCGTTAGAGACACTGAATGTTGCAAAGCAATTAACACAGCACCTAATATCAAAACTTCAAGATGGTATTGTATCAAAACAAGATGAAGGGAAGTTTGGTATTTTTTTAGGTGATGCTATAGACGATCCTGGAAAAAGGGAAATACAAATATTTGAAACAATGCGCAACGAACTTAAGCGCAATGCAAATGGAACAAAAACAAGTAGTGCTGTTTCTAAGTTTGTAGATAAAGGTGTTAAGGTAAAAGACGGAGAACTTATAGTAAATGAAAAACAGTTAAAGACATTGCATAAAGATTTATCTGTTGTGCTTGGAAAGGATGTTGCAAGCGGAGTTACAAAGGATATTAAAAGTATTATAGAAAAGCAATGGCTTGCAACAAAGAAAGCAGTAGACAAATCTGTTAAGCAGTATAATAGGGCTGTAAAGCAGGGTCTTACTAAAACAGATAATAGGCTTATTAATGTACTAAATAATAGTAACAACTTTTTTATATCTGGCGCATACGACCAAGTTTTAGTTAATCACGTAAACGATATAGTTGCTATGCACGTTCGAGAGGGTTTACCAAAAAACAAACTTGCAAAAGAAATTAAAGCTGCAATAGGAGAACAGATACCAGAACGTGCAGATTTTTATTACAAGGTTTTATCTAACGATGTTTTAAATAGGGCTAGAACTACTGCACAGGTTGAGTCTTATGTAGAAGCAAGAATTAGAAGATACCAAATATTTGCAGTTTTAGATGAACGTACAACTCCGCAATGTGAATACATGGATGGAAGAATTTTTGAAGTAGAAGTAGCTAGAAAAATAGTTACAGATACACAATCGTTCGGTGTTCCTACATCTGAAGTACAAGCAGAAAATTTTAAAGCTCTTAAACCATGGATTCAGTTTGATGAAGAACGGGCAACCGGAGGAAAGAATGCTCTCTATTTTAGAGATGCAAAAGGTAACAGAACTTATTTGCCGAATAGCAAATTTAAAGGAGGTGCAGACGGATTTAATTTTAAAGGAAAGAAATCAGACGGAGTAAGTACAGCAATACAAGATCTTGGTGGAAAAAATACTAATCCTCCTATGCTACCTCCGTTTCATGCTAACTGTAGAACAACTACAGTTGTTGACGAGGAAGATATTAGAGAACAAATAGCTTCAGAAGAAGTTGGCCCTGGAGAGTTACCTTCTAGCGCACCAAAATTCAAACCTGCTAAATCTGCTTCAGAAGCAGAAGATTGGATGATGGAGAACTTAATAAATACTGCACCATTAGAAGAGTTAAACATTCCAAAAAATAAATGGAAAGCATTTTTAAAGGAAGACGGAGATTTAAACACAAAAGGAATTAGTTTAGATGTGCTGAATTCTTTTAACAAACAAATGTTTGATATGAAGAATAAGCATAACCTTCCTTTGTTTGATGCGATTAATAATAGAACAAAAGATCCTAAGACTATTGCTTCCTTTACTACTAATAGGGCTGGAACATATAGGGAACTTAATATAAATGCAGACTTTATAGCAAAGATTAAGAAACAAGGTTATTCATTACAAGATTATGTTAAGCAATCCCATAAAGACGGTTTTATGGCAGCTAAAACAGTAGATGAATTAGCATATCACGAAGCTGCACACTACTATCAAAGAACAAAACCAATTCCTATAAATAAAGTAGAAGATGCTTTTCAGGTCGCAAAAGATAAGGGTATCTCTGTAAGTGTTTATGGAGATATAAAAGCAACAGAGTTTTATGCAGAAGCAGCAGTTATAGCAAAGAGAGATGGGTTAAAATCATTTGCCACTAAAGACTTGGCAGAAGCATTAGAAGAGATATTACCATGATGCCTACAACAATTTGTTTTATATGCAAACATTATAAAGGAGATAGAAAGTGTAAGGCGTTTCCGGAAAAAATTCCTAAGGAGATATTTTTTGGTGAAAAGGATCATACTAAAAAGTTTAAAGGAGATAATGGGATAACTTTTGAAGCAAAGAAAAAATAGGCGGAGGAAATTATGAATAACAGAATACAGAACCAAATGTTAGACTTACACAAGGAAGTGCACGATGTTTGTGGTGTAGAAACAGAAGTGCAGAAAAAGCTACAGCGTATAGAGTTTATGACTGGCATGATGGGGAAGCATCAGCATACCGTTTCTTTAATTGAAAAAGATGGAAAAATTTCTGGTACAACGGAAAGAAAATTAGGGCATGTGCATAAGGTTGATTTATCTATTCAGGACGGAGAGGTTTTAGGTTATACAGGTTCTACAGATGGGCATAAGCATATTATGAAATACAAAATGAAAATAAAAACAAAGAAGGAAAAAGAAAAGTAAATAGAGGTGAACTATGCCCACAATAAGAAGCGGAGAGAAAAAGAAAGATTGGTTGAAAAGATGTATCCCTGTACTTATAGAAGAAGGCAAGTCAGAAGAACAAGCTTCTGCAATTTGTTATAGCATGTGGGCAGAAAAAAGGAAGGTTAATAGTATGGAACCTGTATTAAAAATAAAAGGAAAAGAATCTGTTGAATCTGAAAATATTAAAAAGACAGATACAGAAGAGCTGACTAGGCTTCATACTTTAATTCATTGGATATGGGATATTAAAAAAGCAGATGTTATGGATGTAGAGTTAACTGATGCGGAAGTTGTTCAGATTCATAAAGCCATTTCCGATGAATTTAAAAATAAAGGTTTAACGCATGTTTCTCAATTATTAGGAGTGGATGAAACTATATTGTTACAGAGCAACAAAGAGCAGCAAGAAGAAGATGGAGAAGATTTAGTGAATTATGAAGTTAAGTTCCTCAAGGCCGAAGATGGGCAGGAAGAAACAGAAGAAGAGGAACGGATGGTTTATGGTATCGTGTTAGAGCCAAATACAGTTGATGCACAGAGGGATATCATAAGCGAAGAGGAAATTAAACTTGCTGCACATAGGTTTTTAGAAGATAGTCAAGAGATAGGCTATGAACATACGGACTTTGCAAAATCATTTAAGATTATGGAAAGCTTTGTTGCGCCTGATAATTTTATCATAAATAAACAGCAGGTCAAAAAAGGGACATGGCTGATGGCCGTAAGAGTCGTGGACGACCAAGTTTGGAAAGAAGTTAAGAAGGGAAATTTAAAAGGGTTTTCGGTAGCAGGAAAAGCTATAAGGACGAAAACCGCAGCATAAGTAAGGAGTTGATATGGCAGTAAAACTTCCTATCACATCGTTATCGTTTTTAAGGCCAAAGGAAGTTTCCTTAGTTAAAAAGCCAGCAAACCAAAAGGAATTTCTTATTGTTAAAAGTGACGGAGGTAAAGAAATGAAATTAACCCAGGAAGGGATTGTCGAAATCCTGAAGTCCGCGAAGAGCACGTCGGAGGGGCTTAATACTCTGACACAGGAGCTTGAAAAGCTTCAGAGCAATAGTGCAACAGAAACCGATAAGGAAGGTATGGAAAAGGTTGTTGCAGAGCTGCAGAAAACCTCGGAAGAGCTTACTAACGTTGTTAAGTCTTTAAAGCCCGCGGATGATAAAGAAGCGGATAAAAACGAAGATGCAGACAGCAAGAAAGAAGCGGAAGATGTTTCCAAAAAGTTCGATGAGATTACAAAAAGCCTGGAAGGTCTTTCCGGTAAAATTGAAGCTCTGAAAAAACCCGAGGAAGGCGAAGAAGAGAAAGATGAGAAAGACGACGGCAAAGACGAGCAGCAGAACACAGACGAAGGAAAGCCTAACAAGGAAGAGTTTATTGCCGATGTTACAAAGGCAATGGACGAAAGGGCTGAAAAGCTTGTTGGTCTGTTTAAAGAAGCTGCTGGTGAAACGTTTGGCGATATTGTTGGCCGCGTGGAGAATATTGAGAAGTTCCTCCGTGGCGAGACTGAACAGCCTTCTAAAGACGAGAGCGGCGAGTACAAGCGCAACTATGGTCAGGATGATAATGAATCCACTATTGAAAATGCGGATAATCCGTTTGCTTCCATGCTGGAGCTTATGGGTTAAAAAAGATTTTGCGAGAAAAAAGTATCTTAGTTTAGATTTTGCAAAAGGAGTTATCTAATGGGAAAGAACGACGATTTTGTGGCAAAGGCCGTTACTGGCTCGTCCTTCTTAAACGGCGGGGAACTGAACGCTCGTCAGCGTGACGTTTTCCTTATGTTCGTGCGGAAGTTTACTAAACTTATCCCAATGTCCCGCACAGAAATTATGGAAAATCCTAAGCTGGAGATTCCTAAACTGCATATTGGGGAGCCTATTACGATAGGCTTACAGGATAATACGCAGATCACAGAAACTGGAACGCCTAAGTTTAATCAGATTTCTTTGGACACAAACGAAACGGTTTCTCGTTACGAGATTACTCGTCGTGCGGTCCGTAGAAATGTTTCTATGCAGAGGCTTCTGCAGCAGGTCACACAGGCTATGATGGGCCAGATGGCTACAGACCTTGAAAACCTGTTCATTAATGGAGATAGTTCGCTTGCATCGGGCACTCCTATTAATGATCTGCTTCGTATTGACGACGGGCTGGATAAGAAGACGGATGGTGCACATCTGGTGGACTGGAAAGGGGAGTTTGTTAATAAAACTCTCTTTGCTGCTATGATTCGTAGTATGCCGGATTCTTATTCGGATGATCCTGGTCTGCGTTTCTTTATGCCTCGTGCAATTCAGGTGGATTGGGTTGAATTAAATTCCCAGCGAATTGATTCAATAGGCGAGAGAGCTTTCCGCGGGAACGTTGAGGCTCCGTTTGGTATTCCTATCGTGCAGATTCCGCTTATGCCTTCTCGCAAGGCTGTTTCTGTTACGGTTGCTACTGCTGGTCATATTCTTGGTACGACTCAGGGTCCTTGGGATATTGTAACTGGCACAAATGATACACTGATTATTAATCTTGGTGCAGGGGCAAAAACAGTTACTCTCCCCGCCGGAACGTTTGTTGCACATGAAATTGCTGCTTACATCAGAGGCACAGTAGGGTTAGAAACAATTGTTGCTTTAGATGACGGGTTTGGTCGTCTGTATCTTGAGCATCCGAATACTGGTTCTGCCAATACCCTTACTATTTCTGCTGCTAACGGATGGGCAACACTTGGTATTGCTGTCGCGGCCTATGCAGGAGAGGATGCTGGAACTGCAAGCGATATTAATGAAGGTTGTATTGTTTGGCTTGCTAATCCTCTTAACTTCATCTGGGGCAACCTGGATCGCACAGAAATTTATACCGAGTGGAATAAAGACTATGCTCGGTGGGAAACTGTTGTGATTAACGAGGTGGATACGGAAGTTGAGGCACTTGATAAAGTTGTTAAGGGTATCAACATTCGTCGCCGTCCTTACTAAGCCTAGCCTAAATTAAAAAAGGGAGAAAGCAAATGACAACTGTTGCTTTTGAAATCCCCTGGAATTTAGGTGAAGGGGGAAGTAATTTATCAAACGATGGAGGCAATGGTCTTTTAAGAGCATTGCGTTCTATTGTTGCAGACTTGGATGAAGTAAAATCCAAGTTTGATGCACATAAACATCAGGTAGATGGTTCTGCTTTAAGTGCCACAAGCGATATTACTGGCGGCCCTGTTACGGGAACAACTACAGGATCACCGGATGGCGGAACTGTGACTGATGTAACAGTTGGAACAACTGTTGAGAGCGGAATCGACAGACGACTTGGAATTGATGTTTAAATTTGGAAGGGTAGGAAATGGCGAATAAGGATCGCAGCGAGCGGGGGAAAGAGCAGATTGCCTATTTCGTTCCTAAAACTGCAAGTTCTTATAAATGTTTAGGCAATCTTGGTCATCCGTATTATTTCACAAAAGATAATCCTGTTAAGGTTACACTGGCTCCGGATATCCGAATGTTCCGTTCTAGACAGGATGTTTTAGAATGTGATAAAAACGGAAGACCATTAGCGGAGGTTGGAGAAACAAAACAGCCTCTAAGTTACTCTACAACCGATTCGCCTAGCTCCCCTTCTTCTGAGGTTACTGTTTTAGTTGGGGATAAAATTCCCGCAGAAAACGAAGAGGACACAGAGGAAGAGGAAAAAGAAGAAAAACCTAAAAAGAAAAAGAAGAAAAAGTCTTCTGACAAAAAGAAAGAAACGAAGAAGAAAAAGAAGAAGAGTAAAAAAGATAAGTCAAAGGAAGACGAGGACGACTTTGAAGAAGACTGGGACGAAGATGATTAATAGAGGTTAATAATGTATAGGTTTACAACAATCAAAAGGCTTCGTAACGAAGGCTTTGAAGAGTCTGTAATTAATGACGATAGGGCAGACGATTTGATTGTTGAAGCCTCACATTATCTAGCTGATGCGCTTGGGCAATGGTTTGTTCCTGTCCGCGTTAAAAAGCAAGTTAATGGAGGAGGCGCATCAATCATCTACCTCTCTAATAGAATTCCGTTTTTAGAGGTAATTAGTTTAAGGGATACTTTTACCGGACCTGTTGTTGGCGGAAGTGTTATAAATAGAGCTGAGGCTATTGTCCAAGGCGATTTGGATTATGCGGAAGACGATTATTTTATTCGTGGTAGGCAAGTCCAATTAAAGTATGGCACTTTTTATGATGGCAGGAACAATATCATTGTGGATTGTTATACAGGCTTACTGGATAATTTTGTAGAAGAAGCAAGACAGGAAACTATTCGAAAGGTTGCGCATTCTACAGCAGCAGATTTAGCATATAAAGGTAAGTCTGTAGAATTAGATAGTTTAACGGACCTGGAAGAAGGGGATGTTGCTATTTTTGAAAGCAATGATACTGCAAGAGACTTTTTAGGAATGGCAATTATTACAGCGCTTAATCGAACAGATACTAAGATTAAGTTTGATCCAATAAAGACAGAAAATGCAGCACAGATTCCTAGCGGATCTAATGTTATAGTCTTTGGTAAGGTTCCTCGTCTTATAGAACGTGCGACTGTAATGATTATTAAAAAGTTATCTTTGCAGATTGGTTCGGAAGATTTTGATGAGGCTATAAGAGCCTCCAAAATTAAAACAGAGAGGACGGATGGTTATTCCTATACATTATTTGGAGACCGTGAAGGCGGAGGAATTGGTTTAACTGGAGATCCTTTTATAGATTCACAGTTAGATAAATTTTCTGAGCCTAATCACGTGGATCTAGTGTAATGAGTATACCTCTACGTTATAACCCTGTGTTAATAAAAGTTAAGGCTTTAGCCAAAGAAGGCAGAATCCCAACAGAAGATAGGACTGTTGTTGATGATGTTTTTAAGCGTCCAATGGGCGATAAGACTTATGTAGGCGATGGGCATTCTTCTGTTGTTTCTTTTAAAGCACAGGTTAATTACCTTCGTAGTATGGAACAAAATCCAACTAGAATGGGCAATGCTCCTTTGTCAGATGGTCATCTAACAATTCGTAAATCAGATTACGATTTGATGGATGTTAAGCCCGATGTTGGAGATTTAATTATTGAAATAGCTGGAAGTACAGTTTTATTTGAAATTATTGAGAAAAGACCATCCGGCCATTTAAGAGGCAGATCAAATCTAATGATGCTTTATTTCGATCGACCTAAGGAAAAGGAAGGAAGACCATAGTGATTATAAGAACTGGCAATTGGGACGGCATTAATAAAGCGCTTAATGCAGGGAACCTAGCTGCACAAATAGAAAAACATGGCGCTCTAGCCTCCAAACGTGCAGGTCTTCTTTTAGAAGGAAGGATTAGAAAACAAATAAGAAAGGTTTCTAGTCCTCCGAACCATCCTATAACAATTGAAAGAAAAGGCAGTTCAAAACCGTTACAAGATACAAACCAATTAACTGCATCTGTAACGCATATCGTTCTTGCGCCTTTAATTGTTTGGGTTGGAATTCCTGAAGGTATATCGCATAAAGAGACAGGGGCAAGTTTAGCTTTGATCGCGACTGTTTTAAATGGTGGGCAGTTTGGTAAGGTTCCTAAAGATACTATTATTGTTCCTAAAAATGCGAAGGCTCTTTTTATTCCATTGAGAAGAGACGTTGAACCAGACGATCCGGGATTAAAAAGAGGTGTGGATTTTGTTCTGGCAAAAAGTGTAAGAATTAGAGCAAGACCTTTTTTACCTAAAGCTGTAGAAGGGGCACAAGGGAGAATTATAAAGATTTATGAAGCTGCTGCTATTGCTGCTTTTCGTTCTTTGCTAAGAGGCTGAAATGGCAACCTTATACAAAATAATTAAAGAAATGCAGCTTAGTGAATTAAGTTGGAACGATGCAGAATTAAAAGTAGACGATTTTGCAAGGTTATTTCCAACAGACGAAACTGGAGAATTTTCCCTTGGAATTTTTGCAAAGTATAGAAATATTGGAATCTTAACTTTTCCTAATGTGATAATTGGTGCACTTACAGAGTCTTGGAGTTTTGAGGTTTTAAAAGCTTTTAATAAAGACGAAGACGAAAACGAACTTGGGACAGTAGAAATTCAATTATCTAATGATAATGGTTCTACTTGGCTTTATTGGACAGGAGCTGCTTGGGATGTTGCTGGAGCAAGCGACTGGAATACAGAAGAAGAGATTCAAGATGGCGTTTCGTCTTTTAGTTTTGTTTCCGGAAGTGTAAAACAAATTAAAGTAAGGGTAAGGTTAAGTCCAGATGCCGATGGTATATCTACTCCTGCTGTTTATGGAATTGCTATACACTATGAATTAAATTACATTCCAGAAGAGGATGTGGTTAGATCGCTAGTTGCAAAGCTTAATACAGAAGTTAAAGTTGTAACTGAGGCAGCAGTTAAGATTAAAGGGGCAAAAAATAATTTCGTTCTGCCCTTAGGCGTTGAGATTGTTAGTGTTTTAGGTGTTTGGAATATTACATCAGATCCAGGAAGGCTTTCAAACATCTATAGCAGTATCTCTAGTACCCTAGAATCTGAAACAGAAACAGGGGAAAAAGTTTATCAACACATAATTACATTAACAAGCTCACAATCTGCAGATTCTGAATTGCTTGCCAAGGTTGAAGTTAAAGTTTCTTTTTACGTCGCTCCAGATAGCGATTATGTTACTTCAACGGTTCCTAAATACATTATAGAGTTAGGCGACCATGATGAAGATCAAGAGTTTAGAAACGATGGTAGAAAATATGAAAAGAATAAGCAGAAGCTAAAAGTTAGAGTAAGAAAACATCCACAGGCTTTTAGATTGCCTGTTACTATTCTTTCTTACTCGCCAAGGGAAGACTTAACTCTGCAGATGAACAGAGAACTGATTCGTGTTTTAAAGCATAAAAAAATAACTTCTTTAGATACTGCAGAACAAATGCAAATATCGGACGAATCAGATTTTGGATCTGCAAATGTAATTAGGGAAGATCTTTCGGTCAAGAGTTTTGAATTTGCAGTTCTATATAAAGATCTGCAAACAGATTATGAAGAAGTAGATATGGCAGCGTCCATAGAAACGGTATATGATTTAGGAGGGGCTTATGAAGGTTAGAAATAATACTAATAGTGATTTTGAATTAGCCTTCTCCAATGGTACTTCTATTAGGCTTTCTAGGGGAGAAACTACAAGGGAATTAACAGAGAAGGAAATAACAGATGTTCTTTTCGCAAAAGCTTTAAAGAAAAGAAGTGTTGTTCCTTTTAAGAAAAAACTTGTAGTTAAGCCTGTAGTTAAACCCGTAGAAAAGAAAATTGAAATACCAAAAGAGAAAAAGGTAGAAAAAACAAGCTTCAAAAAAAAGCCTGTTAAAAAGAAAGAAGAGAAAGAAGATTAATTGTTGGATAGATAAAAAGATAGCCAGCTTAAAAGTCTAAGGGTCTTTTTTGTATTGGAGGCAAACATAATGCCTGAATATCATGTTGGCTTAAATTTGGAGGAAAGGTTTGAAAGCCCTCCGGCCATCGAAGGCGTTCCTGTTAGTATTGGGGGCATGATTGGCAGAACAAGAAAAGGGAGTATAGAAAAAGCCATTTATGTTTCTAGTTGGGAAGACTTTGTTCGTAAATGTGGAAAGTTCTACGGAGGCTATGCGCTTCCTAAACATATTTACGGGTTTTTCCAGAACGAGGGGACAGCGCTTTGGATTTCTCGTGTTTTAACAGAAATGGTTTATGGATCTCTTAGTACAGGCTCTGTTCCAAGCAATAACGCGATTACTTGGACAGCAGTTCATCCGGGAGCAGAGAGCAATGGGATTCAGGTTGAACTAGTAGATCCTGGAGGTGCGAGTCAGCCTTTAACTATCACTGTTGCTGTTACTGCTAGTGGATGGCTTATTACAGTTAGCCTGGAAACAGATGGCGGAAGTGCTATTATTTCTACTGCTGCTCAGGTTATTGCAGCAATTACTGCAGACCTGGATGCTTCGGAATTAGTTACTGCTGCTAATACGTCTGGCTCAACTGGCGCAGGAGTTATGACTGCTGCTGTTGCTGCAAATCTTACGGGAGGGGAAGGTCCTGCTATTGCAGATGGATGGTTTAGGGATAGCGATAATAATGAGGTTGCTGCTTATATCGCTGCTGCAGATCCTGGTCATTGGGGCAGAGCACTTAAAATTACAACAAGAAAAGCATCAACTACTTTAACTGCTGCGATCAGTGCAGGGGCTACAACGGAAGCAGAAGTAGATTCTGTGGAAGACATAGGGATAGGTGATCTGCTTATCTTTGATGTTGCAGGAACAATGGATTATGCTGTTGTGCATACGGTGGACGCAACGCTGAAGAAGGTTACTTTTGTTTCTAAAGTTTTTGGTGCCCATTCTATCGGCGCAACAGTTGAAACTGCTACAACACATGCTGTCGCTACAACTATTGTTAATGCCCTTGCGAATGGTGCAACTAGCGCAGAATTAAATAATGCAATAGGCGCAAGAAAGGGTAGCCTAATTCATATTAACGACGGAACCACAGAAGTAACGGTTGAAGTTACTAACGTGTCTGGTAATACTATTTACTTCAGTGCTGTTACTCTTGGTGCAAGTATTGCTGCTGGATCTCCTGCTACGTCTTTCGAATTTGATTTAATTGTGGAAGACGATACTGGAGTTACAGAGACGCATGAAGATCTTTCCATGGTAGCCAATAATGCTATGAACTACATTAATACAAGGCTGTCTGGAAAATCAAATCAGAGCGACCTTATTGAAGTTACGGATCAGGCTCCTGCTAATACTCCTGCTTATCTGGATATCCCGCTTCCTGTTTACCAGATTGCCTTAGAGTATGGCTTAGACGGAGAAACGCCACAGGATGCGGATTACATAGGCGTTAGTACGCCAGGTTCTGAAACTGGTATTTATCGCTTTAGTGGCATCAAAGAGATCTCTATGATTGCAACTCCTGGTGTTCTTTCTAAGCTTGTGCAGGAAAATGGCCATGCTTGGTGCGATGCTAGGCTTCACGCGATTTATATTGGTGCAGTTACACAGTCGATAGATACTATTCAGGAAGCAAGGGAATTTAGAGATTATACCTTAAATGGTTCTACCATGAGGGGAACTTGTTATTTCCCTTGGCTTACTATTTATGATCCGGAAACTGATTATACAGTTCTGGAAGACATTTCTCCGGAAGGTTGGGTCATGGGAGTTTGGTCCCGAGTTAGAGCATCTAGGGGATTCCATAAGGCTCCTGCAAACGAAAGAATTATTGGTATTCAAGGTCTTTCCACAGACGATAAAACAATCGACTGGGACGATGCTTCTATCGCCCTTAATCCTAGGGGAGTTAATATTATTAGAGACGTCCCTGGATACGGAATTCGTATTTATGGTGCAAGAACATTATTAAAGGATGCTCGACCGCAGCAGTTTATTCACGTCGTTGCAACATACATTTATAATGAGCAGAGTATTCTGAGTAATTCATTATGGGTTCCGTTTGAGCCCCTTAACGACGATACTGTGGAAGACCTGCTCACATCGATTGGGGACTTCTTTTATCAGCAATGGAATACTGGAGTTTTTGTGCCAGAGGACGATCCTTCCAAGGCTTACTATGCAGAGGTTATTAGCAGATCAAATAACCTTCTGAAAGTTAAGTTTGGCTTCAACGTTGTTGAAACTGCTGAAAAGGTTGTGTTTGTTGCAAGCAACATGAACGGCACTTTAACTGTTGAAGAGTAAATAAATTTAAAATGTTAATTTATAATTAAATTATGGAGGTTTTTAAAATGCCACATATTGTTGGGACCCCAACAGTCGGGCCGGAATTAACAGGGCAGCGCATTGATCCTTATACAGGATTTAGATTTCGTGTTACTGCTCTTGGTATCCCAAGTTGGAGAATGGGTTTTAAAACAATAGAGGGTATTGAAGACGAGACAGAAGTTGTGGAGTACCGAGAAGGCACAGACCGTATGACAAAAAAACTGCCCGGTATTCATAAGTCTACAGAGCTTGTTTTAATGCGAGGTAAAAGTAGATCTAATGATCTCCAGATTTGGAGATCAGAAGTTGCAATCGCACAGAAAAGAGCTGGCTTCCCATCTCCTACGTTTAGACGAACACTTAAGATTCAGATTATGGATGATTTTAATCGTAGGCTTAAAGGTTTCACTTATGTTGAGTGTTGGCCAAACAAGTTAAGTCATGGGTCTCTGGATGCTGGTACAAGCGATGTTTGGACAGAAAGTGTAACAGTTCAAAACGAGGGCGGAATTCCAGATCCGTTCGATCTTAAAGAGATTTAAAATAAGCTTTAGTATCCAAGCTTGGTAAGTTTTACTGAAAGGCAAAACAAATGTCAGAAGAGAGCAATAATCCGCAAACAAGCGTGACTCCTTTTCCACAAGTTCCGTCTCCTGGCGAAACTTCAAGTTTAATTTTACCAATAGGTTCGTTTGATATTGCTCAAAACGTTTATAAGTCTGTACGGTATTCTGCTTTTATAGGAAAGGCCAGAAAAAATGTAGCGAAGCCTCAGATACTTAGTAATCCTGGGAAATTAATTACTGCTGTTCTAGCAGAGATTATAGAATTTCCGGATATTAAGTATGATGATATTGCAGAAAAGAAATTGCTTTGTCGCCATATGTATTCTGCGGATAGAACTGCTTGTGTTCTGGCCATTAGAAAAGTTACAAGACAAACGCCTATCGTGCAGACATTAGATTGTCCGATGTGTGAAGCTAATTTGCAAGTAACCACGACGCCGGACGAACTACAGTTTGTTTCATTAGAGGAAACAGAGTTTAAGCTAGACGAATCTAGAAAGGAGTATATTTATAAATATGTTTCTTCTAGAAATGATATTGTTGAGTTTAAGCTCCCTAGAGGAATTGTTGAAGAAGGTTTAACAAATGCGGAATTAAAAAATATTGGGGAAGCTTCTCAAAAGATTTTAGCATCTTGCATAGAAACATTTAACGGAGAGAAGATTTACGAAGACTTTTTTGATAATGAATCTACGGGATATATTGATGAACTAACGGATGCGTTTTCAGACGAACAGCCAGGGTATGATATGAACTTAGTTGCTACTTGCGATAGTTGTGGAACAACAATTGATTATCGGGTAGATGCTGCGGATTTTTTGCTACCGAGTGCTCGCCGGAAGCGATTCTCCAAACATGGAAGGAAGTCGGCGCATTAGCAATGATATTTAAAGGTAATTCCTTTCGTGACTTGTGGGCGCTCTCAGATCAAGAAAGAGAATTCTGGCTTAACTTTGCAGAATGGTGGAATGACGAATTAACTAAGCGCATGAAACAAGGATCATAATAGAATGGCAAATATTGCGCGAAATATGGGATTAGGCGTTGTTTTGACAATGCAGAACCGCTTAAGTGGACCTGCTGTAGCAGCTTCGTCTTCTATGGCTATGCTTACTGCACAAACAGAAAAAGCAAGAATAGCACAAGTAAGATTTGAAGCTGCTATGGGAGCCGGAAAAATGGCTCTTATAGGAGCAGGAGGGGCCTCCCTTGCGTTAGGCTTAGTTGCAAACGAAGCAGCTAAGTTTGAAGAAGGGATGGCGAGGGTTGGAGCAGTTTTAGATCCTACAACTGCTCAGTTTAAGAATTTAACAGCAGCAGCAGTTGAAGCAGGAATTAAAACAAGATGGTCGCCAAGGCAAGCAACAGAAGGATTAAAAGAATTAGCGACAGCGGGCTTTGATGCTACAGAATCCCAGAAAGCTTTGCTTCCTGTTTTAGATTTAGCTACAGGTTCTTTAGGCCAGTTAGGTGTTGCACAGTCTGCAACTGCTGCAACCGCTGCAATTAGAGGTTTTGGCTTAGAGGCAAAAGATACAGGAAGAGTTGTAGATACTCTTTTACGATCTACACAGCTTACAAACTTACAAGCAAGAGATTTTGAAGTTTCTCTCGGTTTAGTTTCTGGGCAAGCAAAAGCTGCTGGACAGGAATTTGAACATACTGTTGCAATATTAGGTGCGTTAAGAAATACTGGTATGTCTGCATCTGTGTCTGCAACTTCGTTACAAAACGCTTTAAGAGGTATTGTGCAACCAAAAGCACAAAGGGCTTTAGCAGATTTAGGAGTATCTGTTAAAGACCAGGATGGGAACTTTAGATCTCTTGCGGATATTATATTTGATGTGCAAAAAGCAACGAAAGGAATGGCTGGCGTTCAAAAGTTTATGACATTACAAACTATTTTTGGTGTTAGAGGTTTAAGAGCATATAATGCGATTGCAACTATGGGTCAGAAGAAATTTAAAGGCTTAGAAAATAGTTTAAAAAATGCTGCTGGAACAGCAGAAACATTTAGAAAAAAGATCCTATCGTCCCTAATTGGCAGAATAGCTTTAATGATAGGATCTATTTTTACTTTAGCTAATCAGCTTGGTAAGCCATTGCTTGCTCCTATTAAACTTCTTGTAACTGGCTTTACAAAATTTTTAAATATTCTTATTAAGCTTACACAATGGTTCCCAATAACAACGGGAATTATTATGAAAGTAGTTGGTTTAACTACTGTAATAACAGGAATGATAGGTGTAATGCTTGTTCTTGGTGCTGTGCTTCTAAAGCTTAATTCAACATACAAGCTTTTAGAGAAAGCAAAACTTGCATACTTCTTTGTTTCAACGCTTGTATTTGGAATGGAAGGTATGACAAGAAAACAGGTTTTATTAAGTCTTGTTGCGGATAAGCTAAAGCTAACGCACACAGATTTAATGAATGCGAAAACAAAAGTAAGAATTTTACTAGAAAAAATATTAGGGATAGGTATATCAAGAAATACTTCTATAACCTATGCTAGTGTTGCTGCTGCTTGGGCACAGCGAGTTTCAACTATTGGTAATAACGTTGCGCTTGGAATTAATAATGCACTTAGGTGGATAAATAATAAATTAACATGGGGCGGAATTAAGGCAATGTTTTTCAATGCAAAAGCTGCTGTTATGAACTCTACTGCAATGACAGGAGCATCAGCAGCTACAGGAATGTTTAGTGGAGCATTACAGGGATTAAAAGCTGCTATTGTTTCTAATCCTATTTTACTTTTAATTGCTGTCGTTGTTCTTGCTGCTGTTGCTTTTGTTAAACTTGCTAAGGCATTTTGGGAAGCAGAAGGGGCAATGAAAGCTGTGTTTGGGCTTTTATTGTTTGCATTGTTCCCCGCAATAGCCCCATTAATTTTCTTTGCAAAGATATTACATTCTGCTTGGACGAATAATATTGCAGGAATAAGATCTGCGTTCATGCAGTTAAAAGAAGCAGTAATGTCTATTTTTGCACCAATAGGGAAATTATTTAGTTCGTTAGAAGGTGTAGGGAAGTTAGGCGGATTATTTAGCTCTGTAATCGGCTTGTTCTTAAAGCCAATAGTTTGGATGATACAAAGGATTTCAATTGCTGCAACTGTGTTAGGGGCAATAATTGAAATTGTTGTAAACGAAGTTTCTGCAATACTTGCTCCATTACAACCTGCAATAGATGATTTAAGTGCTGCATTTGATGAGCTTTCTACTTCTGTGTTTGGTTCTGGCGGAGCTAACCTTGGCTTTTGGAAAAAGTTTGGTAAGGTTGTAAGACAGGTTATTAAATTTACTCTTATACCTCTTGCGAAGGTTGTAGGCTGGATAGTTAAAGTAATTACATTTTTAACTAGAGCAGTTAAAGCAATTATTGGGCCTATAAAACAGTTCGCATCTGCAATAGCAGGGATAATAGAAAAAGGTGTTGGGTTCGTAAGCAATGTTATTTCTGGTGCAGCTTCAATAGTAGGTTTTCAGCATGGTGGAATTGTACCAAAAGGAAAAGCAGTTAATGCCCAGTTTGAAGGCAAATCAACAGAAGTTGTAATGCCATTACCGTCTGGTATGAGACCTGCTGATTTACAAAGAATATTTAAAGAGGTAACAGAAAGAAAACCAGAAGCTATAGCTACTGCTCCTGGGAAAGTTGTAATAGAAAATGTGATTATGTTAGATGGGTTTGAAATTGCTAGATATCAGTCAGAGCAAGATATGATTAATACCATTAGAGATTTTGGAGAAGGATAATGCCTAACACACGATTAGATTTAGAAGGTGTTAGGAATGCAGTAGTAGGCCAAGAACAAACAAGAGGTGTTACTGCTGCACCAAAATCTCCTAACACAGTTGTAAATGGTTCTTCGGGAGCTAGAGTAACTGGTAAAACTAAAATGGTTTTCCGAAAGGAACACAATCTTTCGGATTTTATAGAGGTAGATTATAATCCAGAAAAGTTGCCAGTTCGTTATTCTGCTAAGTATAACGATAAAGCAGTTATAGGTGGGGACGACGCTGTTGAATGGCAGGGAATTAGTAAAAGGGAATTCCCAATAGAGCTTTTATTTAATGATTTCGGATACCACAGAACAAAGGGATTTAAAGAAAGCGCAGATTATAAATTAGGATGGTTACAGGCTTGTATTACTAGGCCATTATTGCAAGTTATAGATGGCAAGGCTATGACGCTTCCTCCGGTTGTTTTTGTAGAATTTGGATCTAGAGCATTTAGGGCAGTTATAATAAAAATAGATGGGTATGAAGAAATGCAGGATAATATATCTTATGATCCAATTCGTGCAAAGGTAAGTATTACTGTTAGAGTTATAAGAAGAAAAAGAGGAACTAAGCCTCCTGCATAGGAGATATAGAGATGCCTTTATTTCCTAATTCTGCATACAGAATAGGCGAAAACGGTAAAAGAATTACTGCAACTAAGGTTGCTCGTAATGGCGTAGATATTACTTTCTTACACGACAGAAAGAAATTTACATTAGACGATATGAAAGGAGTTGTAAGGCTTAGGGAAGTACAAACAGGAGAGCTTATAGACCTAGTCACGTTTGAAAAATGTGCAATAGCTACAAAATGGTATATTATAGCGGATATAAACGAATTGTTTTATCCAGACGAAGAACTTACAAAAGGGACAAGGCTTTTAGTTCCATCCACAGAAGATTTAAAGTCTTTGTAAAATGGATTATTTTAGCATAAAAATATTAATAGATGGTCAGGATATAGAAACAACTGGCTTAAAAGAATACCTTGTTTCTGCAGAGATACATCAAGAACATTCTAAATGTGATATGGTGATTATAGGTTTCTGGAACGAACAGCTTAAGTTTACAGATTCAAACGCATTTAGAGAAAGAGCAGAAATTGATGTATTTCTCGGGAATGGTAATACAACAAACTATATAGATAGGTTTATTCTTCAAAAACCAGAATTTAGGTTTTCTGGAACAGATATTCCTGTAATCAGGCTTATTGGTTTTAACGAATCTATATTATTAAAAGATAAGGGACAAAAGAGAAGATCTTTTGCAAATATGACTGATTCTGAAATCGCACAACAAATTGCAACAGAGAACGCATTACTTACAGATCTACAAACAACAAGTGTTAGAAGAACATCTGAAACGCAATTAAACGAAACAGATTTACAGGTTTTGTCTAGGCTTGCTAATAGAAATGGTTTTGTTTTATATGTAGAAAAGAAAACACTTCATTTTCATCCTGTTAGATTTGATAAAAGCTTAACAGAGTTAGAATACGGATCTGGAGAAAAAACACTGAGGCAGTTTAATGTTTCTAAAACACTTGTAGACAAAGGGGGAACATTTACTGCTACATTTCTAGATAAGCTTACTGGTGTTATGCAAACGGTTTTATCTGCAGACGTACCAGACGCAATTAAAACACAAGATTTATCTTTGTATCCTGATTATAGAGACGCACAGCAAATATTTACACAAAGACATAAAAGATACGAGGTTTCATTAGATCCAGAAGATAATATACAAAGCCAACAGCAAGCCATAAATCGTATACAGCAAGGGAACCAATATCTTATAGGCGGATGGGGAGTAGCAACATTAACTCCTGCTTTAAAAGCAAGACAAATAATTTCTTTAAAAGGTATTGGGCATTTAACAGGGAACTATTATTTAAAAAAGGTTATTCATAAAATAGAAAAAGGAACAGCAGGAGGAATTACTAGATTTTATGGATTAAAATCTAGGTTTGGAATACTTAGGCAAACTTCTGTTCCTGGATCACAAGGTTCTTCTGTTACAAATAATCCAGCTAAGGATATTCAGCCTAATGTAATAGGGGAAGCAGCACTATGATAGAAAAGCAAAAAGATAAGAAAAGATATTATAGTAAATACTCTGCAGTAGTTTTTGATAATAACGATCCAAATAAACGCGGAAGAATAAAAGCATACGTTCCTAAAGTTGGCTTTACTGTAGAAGGTGCTGGCCCTACTGCATGGGCTTTGCCTGTGTTAGATCATCCTGGGAAATGGTTTGGTCCTCCTGTTAATACAAAAATATGGATAGAGTTTGAAGGAGGGGATCCAAATATTCCAATTTGGTCTGGCGCATTTGTTGGTGCTCCTGGCGGAAAATCAGAGTTGCCTTTAAGAGCCCAAGGAACAGACGATGGAACAGAAGCATTAAAAGGATCTGATACATTTAATACTGCAACGGGAACAGTAAAAACAGAAACAGCACATCCGTTTGCACCAATTTATCCAAGTAACAATGTTATTGCTTTGCCAAACGGAATAAGAATTGAATACGATGATACACTAGGCAAAGAAAGAGTTTTAATACTGCATCCTAGCGGATCCTTTATTGAAATGTATTCAGATGGCAAAGTAACAATGAAGGTTGCGGATGAGTTTTGGAATAAAATAGCTGGAGACTTACTATTTCATGTTTTAGGAGATAAGTTTGAAACAGTAGTTGGGAATGTGGAAGAAAAGGCAACACAAAGAATTATTGAAGCAACTGCTATTAAACTTGGATCTACTTCAACTCTTAGTGTTATGCTTAGTAGTATAATCACTAAATTTAATGCGCATACACACAATGTTACAGCAGTTGGTTCACCTACTGGCCCTCCATTAGCTCCTAATACTTACATCCCAGGAACAGATTCAACAACTAAAGTTAAGGCGGAATAGCTATGAATATTGTTGAGTTTTTAAGAAACCAATCTCAAGAGAAAACTCATTTTATAACTGTTTTTAAAAGCATAGATTTAGAATCTTCCCCAAAGCTTTTAAAACAGGTTTCGGATAGGATGGATATACTAAAAGAGAAAATTAATCATTCTAGATCTCGAGAGGCGCATTTAAAAGATTTAGTTGCAGACGTTACAAGTGCAATTAAAACGTTAGAGATTGCAAAAGTAGATGAAGAAGATATAGAACAATTAAGAGGCTGGAGAGAAGAACTTTTTGAGATGATAGATAACATTAATTATAAAGAGATGGAAGATAAAATAAGAAGGCTTTCAAAAATTAAAAATAGGGTTAAGTCAAGATCTCCGTTTA